GAGCCATAATTCTCCTATAATGCGACCGCCATGGCTAATGCGAACCCTGGAGTAGCTTTAGCATCTAATTGAGTTTGAATTGAGGATGTTGGATCCACATATCCTAATGTAGTGGAAGTAACAGATGAGGCTGATACAACTCCACTGACATTGGATTCTAAAACACGTGACGCTGTCACGGTTGCAAGTTTAGATAATGCAACCGCTGCGGATGCATTAACTTCACTATTGGTAATATCTAAGGCTAATTTGGTTTGAGCAATAGCTGCTGAAGCGTCAACATTAGTATTAACTATAACACCACTGTTCGCTAAATCTCCTGAAGCATCTAAATAAAGAGCTTTCTCTGAAGGTAAAGTACAAAAAATTTCTTTTGCGCCTGCAGCAAAATCTACTGCGGCATCTGAATTAGAACTTTGTAAAACTGTAGTTCGAGTTAATGTTGAACTATCACCATTTAAAGTTCCTAGTCCTACTTCCCATTCGTTAGCACTATTTAATGAAATGGCATAGTACGTTGTATTACTATTTCCAATTCCAGCTGCGAAGGTTTGAAAACCATCGACTGCTCCACCCAGCGTCACGGCTCCCGTGCCTGTTGTGGAAGTTGTTTCTCTTACTCTATCATTTAGTGCTAATGCCATGTTATGCTACCCTTAAAATTCCCGCAGCCGCCGTAGGCAATGGAAATTGAATTGTAAAATCTCCTGAACTTGCTGATTTTGTTCCGCCAAAATCTAAAACTAAAACTAATAAATTAGTTGAAGATGTATAATTATAAATGGCTGCACCTACTGCATCTATAGTCACTGACGAAAAAGTTTCATTATCAAAGTCTACCACAGCTGTGTTAGCACTGGGAACTGTCACACCTAAATTTGTTAATTCTTGTCCTCCTGCTGGATAACCTGATCCTCCTGCAGAACTACATTCATTAGTTGCACTGTAAACAGTTGATGAAGTTGTATAAGGAGGTCCCAATGTAGTATCGTATAAAGCAATATAAAAAGCATTGCCTCCCGATGCTTTAAAGTTATGACTCCCCTTTAAAAGTTCTGATTTAAATCCGTCTGGTATAATATTTGCCATAAAGTTCCTTAATATTTAGATGGAGGTGCTGATTTTATAGGGGTACGAATAACTCCATCTTGATATTCATCCCTGCGTCTACGACCTTGTTGTTCAATCGCATACGTTTGCAAGGCTTGTTGAAAAGCCTGTTCATAATATTGTATCATATCTACAGGACCTTTCAAGTATCCATATGTATTTACCAGACAACCATACAAAAGTAAATCCTGATATTTATTACTCAAATAAGTAGTCGTAGAATCTGAAGTTGTAATCGTTGCAGGTTGTTTAACATAGGCTAATGTAATACTATAAGCCGTATCAGGTGTGGGAGCCACGACCCAATAAGTTTCATCCCAGTTTCCATAATATTTGGGTAATCCTGTAAAAGGAGAACCTGTTTGGCCTCCTGCAGTTCCTGGTTTATCATAATATTCTGCCATGAAAGTTGGATCTCTTTTTAATAAATAAGTCTGATTGCCTGCACTATCCTCTAACTGAGCATAACGGATAATTCTTAAATCACTTGGAATAGTAACGTACCTATTACCAATAGTTAAGGTTGAAGTTGCATAAAAACGATTATCATCATTATCTGCAGCCCGATAAATTTTATTTTCGGAATTTTTAGCAATCGTTGTTAATAAACTGTCAGATAAAACCGTACTATCCACCTCAGTATAACTTCGAATATCAGTTTTTAAATTTGAAAATGTATATGCCATTATGGTCTATCCCCCACGGGTCCTGCAAAAGAAGGAAACCCTCCTCCAGTTGTAGCACTTGTTGCTGCCGAGACCAATGAAAAAGTGTATTGGTTACTAACCGTTACCGTTGAAGGTTGACCTGGATAAGGCTCACTTACTTCAATAATTGTAATACTATAAGATCCGAATACTTTGTCTAAATTATTATGAGCAGTCGCCGTAGTCGTTTGTGGAGTTAATCCATAAGTAGGAGCAGATGATCCTCGAGTTAAACCTGTTAAAGTATTAGTAGATTTACCTGTATACTTAATAACTTCACTTTGTGAAAAAATAGTTTCCGTAGTAGATCCTGCGGTTGGTTTAGTCTGAACATAGATATATCCTGAAGTTGGAAAAGCAGACGCATCTGTTAAAGTTAAAGAAGTAGCAGTTGAGGTAAGAGCTCCATTCAAAGTAGTTTCTAGTTCTAAAGTAGTAATAGGAACTCCTCCCACTGCTCCGTTCACTTGTCTAAATCTTACGGCATCTCCTGTTGAAAAATTATGATTAGGTTGAGTTACTGTAACGGTTGTACCCACAGTCGTTGTAAAAGGATTATTAGGTAAAATAGTTGGTGTAGGAAAAGCAGTTCGTGATGGTCTTACCTTGGCTAAAGACTGAGGATCAGCTCCATGAGGACGAGTTCGAAGTTGCGGTTGTTTAGGTTCATATTCCGAATAATGAACAAAGGCTCCGTTCCATTCCGTAACCATTTCTAGCCATGGAAAAGCCAGACCACTTCTATCTGAAATTGCTAATGCGTGTTTTCCTGATGCAAATGAGGCCATAATTAAATATTCGGATAATAAGTTTTTGGTGTTATATAACTACTTGATTCAGAACCATCTTCTATTAAAGCTCGTGCCAATTCATCTTCGTATAATAATTTTAATGGTTGTATTCGATCAGGTGCATATTTTTGACTTAAATAAAAAGCTAAACCTGAACACATCGCTGGAACAAAGCGATAAGGAACATTGGTTGCATTGGCATACGCTCCTGAATCTTGAATTCTTTTTATAAAATAAATATTTAAATAATTAGATGCAGCAGCCGAATCTGCAGTTTGATAAATACTTAAAAGAGTTTTATCAATCATTCGTTGAACCCAAAATTGAGAAGGAGTTCCTTTACCTAATTTATTAGCAAATGCGGCATAAGTAGATTGATTTACTTTTGTCATTGTCGCATCGGATTGAGTAGTAGTTCCAATATTACTTCTATAAGTACATGAAGTAATATCCGAAAGACCTTCAACTAATTGAGTAACGGTAGCTCCATCACTATGAGTCGCAGCCGTTGTTCCATTTGTACCACGTGTAACTCCTGATAAAACTAGACTTGAAATTCCTGTATAAGTTATATTTTCAGAATCAATTCTGAGAGTGCCTGCGGAAGGCATCGCCGTACTTGCAGCTAGAGTAATTCCACTTGTAACAGTTGTAGTTGCAATCGCGCCATCTAAAGTTGTGGCAACGCCACTGGAAGTGCCGTCTGCGGGTGCTCGATAAAAAACGTATTCGCTTTGACCCTCTATTAATCGAATATTTGTATCTCCCACTTCCCAATAGTGAAGACCTCGATTTCCCCATTCTTGAAAGAGAATATCAAGTGAACGTCTTGCAGTAGTTAAATGAAATCCTGAAACAACCTGTAATCCTAAGCGTTCATAGGCCTCGGTTACAATATCATCAATTGCGAGCGTTTTCCCAAATGTAGTAGTTCCTGATGTTGTATTAGCCATCTAATAAACCTACCCGTCATAAAATACTGTAACACCCGTGATATCAGCTGCAGTTATATTTACATATGCACCTGCGGAAAACAATACTCCATTATCAGGAATGTAAGGGTCCATGGAAGACACTGCGCCTGTTAAAGGAACCGTTAATAAGGTAGTTCCTGTTATTGAAGTATTCTTAAAAACTACATTTCCAGCCGAAGCTTTACTTGTACCTGTTAATCCTCTGATTCTTGTTCGTCCTGCGAATACAGTTCCAGTAAGTGCTCCTGTGCCCAATATTCCTGCTTGAATATCAGTTACAATAGCCCCATCAGAAACAATACTCGTAATCGTTAAGTATTTATTGACGGAATTTACAGTAGATGCCGCGTTAGGACCTGTAAGAACTTCTGTTTGAGCATCTCCATTCCCATCGGTTCCTGTAATCGTGAAATCATTTCCCCGATTATCAGCACTTGAAAATAATGTTATTGTTTCCGTAAGATTTCCGTAAGGTCCTCCATCAGCTATAACTAAAGTTGTAGCTGAACCTGATGCAGATACCTGATCATTATCGACACCTTGCGGTTCAAAAAATTTACTTTTTACACTTGTTACATTTCCCATAATTTTATCTCCTTATTTTGTAAGCTCCCGAAGGAGCTCACAAATTTTATTTTATTAGCTTAAGTTTCTATTTTG